AAAGACCTCACAGCTGTAATAATGTTCACAATGCTCAAATACGCTCTTAAAGCAACTCTTCGGCATTTTCATATTTCTGATTACTATGTCACTCATTTCTTCCCCTTTTCTTTCCTGGTATCAAGTTTGAAATAGCTGTGGTTCTTTGTCGGATCTGTTTCATAACACTTCACGCACAGCTTTTCCTTGTACCGGTTCACACACTTCTTGCACTTGTCTTCCATGAATAGCCTCCTGATCCTGTCCACAGGCTGGTCTGCTAGATCTGCAAACAGCTTGAATCTCGGACCCATAAGAAACGCCCGCACACCTGCCCTGTCATAGTTGTCCTGATAGTCCTTCAGAGCCATGTTGATAACAGCAGATGCAAGTTGCTTGCAGGCGTCCTTCTTCATTTACTCTCTCCAATCAGAGCGCGCGGCATTACCGTACCACTGTCTTCTGCGTACTTCGCAGCCTTTAGGATCAACGTTGAATTGTGCACAATCGTTGTGGCTATCCCACCTATAGCCTTACTCTTCTTCAGTTGGTTTTCCAGCTCTTCGCCAGTTAACTCATCATCATTAAGCCGCTCTATCTGTTCAAACAGAACGTTGTTAAGATCTCCCAGGTTTGCTTTCATTTTTTTTCCTCCTGTCTTCTATTGCTATCTCAAGCTTTGCCGCTGCCAGTCCTGTAACTGAAATCTGGGGATCCTCGGACCGCAGGCGCTTCCTGTTCAGCATCTGATTTTCCCGCTGTGTTATTTTGACCAGGTTGTCCGGGGCCATGTTGTCCCGGTCCCCATCCAGGAAAATAACCAGCTCGTTGTCTGCCAGGATCTCTCCGTGGATCTCCTGGTATTTAAGGCGGTGCAGCTGTCTCCACTTGTTAGGCTCTGCCACCTTTCTCCACCAGTACCCGTCTGCCTTGATTACCTCAGCTCCGACAGGCAGATGGTTGAAAGGTTCATGCCCCTTCTTGAACCGGGTTGCGCTGCTACGCGCCAGGGCCTCCGGGGTCTTACAGATCTGCTCCGGGGATTTCCCCTTACTCCAGGGCACGTGGCCTTTCGAAAAGTGCCCTGTTACTCCGCTGTTCAGACGGTTGTTGTGGTAGAAGCCCTTGAGCTCGTTTTTCTTCTTGCCCAGGCGCTCAGCCATTTCCTTCGGACCCACGCCCTTGTAGTTAGCCAGTACGTAGGCCTTCTGCTCTTCTGTTAACGCCATCTTCTGAATATCCCCCTGACAACAGACGTCTGCATCTTCTCTACGCTGGTACTGTGCTTGTGACAGTTGTTGCAGCCATAGGTTCTGACGTTCTCCGTATCATTGCCGGAGATCTTGATAACCACTATCTGGTCGGAACCGCAGTGTATACACTTCATTGAACAGCCCCCTTCTTTCCCTTGGCCCAGTTAAGTATGTCTTCTATAGACAGCTCTTTCTGATCCGTAACGAAAAACCCAGAGCTTTTCCACCTGCAACGATTCCATCCAATACAATCACTACAGGCTATCTTGTTGCAGACTCTCTTTCTTACCTTGTCCCATTTCCTCTCCATTTTTTTATCAAGCTTGTGGGCCTCACTCAGTCTCTTGTTCAGTTCTCTGCTTTTCTTGCGAGCTTCCTTAAAAGTCATTCCTCGTCCTCCTTCCAGTATTTCCAGTCAGGGCAGTCTGCCTTGTCCACCTCATCATCAGAATGAAGGTCGCACCACTCTTCCCAGGGCTCAAAGTATTTGCAGTTACTGCAGCTCTTCTTCCCGTCCATAGATAACCTCCATGTAATCGTCCTTGACTTTCTGCTCTGCATAGCAGACCAGCCCATTGTACTCAGCTATAGGTGCATCTATCGGAAGTGCACATGCGCTGATACCATACTTCCGGCAGAGGTGGTGAAGCCTTACATGCTTAGGATAAACCGGGATTTCTGCCAGCATTGATTTCATTTTGTCGCCCATCTTGTTACAGAACATTCGTCAGTCCTCCATGAAGGCCTCAAGGTCCTTCTCGTTGCCGCCTTCTTCCTTCTGGCCACCCCTCAATCCGACCGTCTTGATCAGCTGAGAATACAGCTTGATAGACTCGCGCTGCTCTTTGCCGGAAGTCTCCGCGTCCCGGCTGTCGGCGTACAGCTTGGCCATCATTTCTATCAAGCCTTTTTCCAGCGGAGAGTAGATCCCAAGCTCCGTTAACTGCTTAATCAGCTGGCGGTAATGGTTCTTTCCGACCTGTGATAACCACGCTGGCGCTACTATTTCATTGCTATGCAATACTTTATCCTTGGATTTCTTTGCCTTAGCCATGATTTTCAACCCCCTGTGCGTTTGTCAGACCTAACTGCACCGGTAGCTTGACCGCTTTCGTTTTTCTGCGACCCGCCCCCCGTCTCCAGCCTTCTCAGATCGTCTTCAAACTTGCGTCTGAATCTGACGTCCTGTGTCTTTCCCTTCCGGGTATTGCAGGAAACGCACAGCGCCTGGTAGTGTGATTCTTCCAAATCAAACTTGCCACCGTAGACCTTGAGCATGACGTCTGCCGGCATACTCTTGTGATCTACCTGTGTAGCCGGGGCGCCACAGATAGCGCAAACCGGGTGGTTGATCAGGAACCTATGTGCAAATCTCCGCCAGGCTGAATCGTATCCACGTTCATAAGCGCTGGGCCTTGTCTCTACCCTTTCCGTCTTAGGATGCGTGGCTGCATATCTGGCCATGCACTCGTTGCAGTATCCGCTCCTATTGGTATGTAGGTTCGGACAGCCAGGCGTCTTACAATTCTTCTTCAGGCTTCCCATCTATTAGCCTCCTTAGTTCTTCTCTTCCGCTGCTTGAGCTCTTGCTGTTCAGCCAAGCTCGGCGTAGTCTGCGTTCCTGGCTATCCGTTACAGACAGATCCAGGTCGAAGCATGTGCCATCCGGTAATGGATCTCCGGTGAACACTGCATTGATAACCGTGTAGTTACTCACCTGGTAGAACGCAGCCGCCTGTGTAATGGTCGGATGGAAGTCAGTTCTGTTCTCTCTTATGCTGATTATCGGTATTGCTTTCATGCTTTGACCTCTCCGTTATGTTCAACAGGTCGGATATGCTGACGATTATTCCCACCACGCATCCGATCCACAGCAGAAACAGAATTTTCATAAACATTTTTCTTTCCCTCCTTGTACTGACAGTCGGAACCTTTGCAGGGTTCCAGAAACAACAGGCACTGCCCGTCACGTTCTAACCACTTACAATCCATTTACGAACTCCATTGCCTCATCCACTGAGCGGACTACCTTGTACGGATAGCCGTGGCTCAAGCAGGTCTTCTCAAAGGCCAGCTGTCTGTCCGACTGCTTGCCCTTTTCGTTCTTGATTTCCAAATAGGCAACCTTACCGGATCCAAGCCAAACAACCAGGTCAGCCACGCCAGGACGGAGGCCCATACTTATGAGCTGCCCGGTCCTTATTGCGTTGCCGTGGCCCTGCTCATTCGGCACGCTGTGGCAGTAGTAACCAGCCTTAAAAAGTGCCTTCACTATGTCTGACTGTATCTTGCTTTCCAGCATGTTCTGTCCTCCTGTTGTCCCTTGGGGAAACCTGGGTATCCCCTTATAGGGGATATACCCACAAGGTTCCCCCTCATGGGACCCTGGGGAAACTACCGGGAATTCCCCTTGGTTTCCCCTGTTTCCCTTAGGCTTATATCCCAGTACGGATGAGCTATGTTGTTAATGACAATGTCATTGCACCAATAGCCTCTATCCGCATCCAGTTCTATGTCTCCATAAGCCACCAGACGCTCAATAAAACTGAGCTTTCCGGTAAAGCTTCCCTTCCTGCATCTCAGGGTTTTCTTCAAGTTTTCTTCCGGGTTCTTCCACTGTGGGTTGAAGTCAATCAGCTGCTCTTTCAGCTTCTGCTTGTCGATATAACAGCGGTCCATCAGAATGTATCCGGCATTGATGAAGGCGTTGATTATGATCTCTTCGTCCTCTATCTGCTTGGCACTCTTTTCCGGCTCCATCTGGGTGCGGTCTGTCTGTACCAGTGTGGCGCATGTGACAGGTAATCCGTCCTCATCCATCCAGCCAGCAATGTCATGGTCAACGAGCTGCATGTATACCGGTTCCTGTTCTCTTCCGCCCTTGTTCTTGGTCTGCTGGATGCAGAAGGTGTCTCCGTTCTTTGTGACCATGTCCTGCATGTCCAAAGCGCCCCGGAAGGCTGAGGATCCTCTTGCACGGTGCTGTGCTTCTTCTGACAGTCCTGTATGGTGCACGATAGATACGCACGCGTTGAAGCGGACCTGAAGTTGTGCACATGCGGATATAAAAGCTCCGGCGTCCTGCGTGTCATTCTCGTCCCCTTCCATGAAGCGGTTGAGCGTGTCTACAACAATCAGATCAGGTTCAAAGCCGTAGTATTTCAGGGCTCCCAGTACGCGGTTCATTCCGTCTGGCTTGTCTATGTGTGCAGCTTCTTCTGACATGTAGAAGTTCTCAAGCTTGTTTATATGGTGTTCCTGGCACCACACGGCTATACGTGCGCGTACATCCAGAGATCCTTCACCGCACAGGTACAGGACCTTGCACTCGTTCACCTTGTTGCCGCACCAGTCAGCTTGTCCGGTAGCAATGCTCAGCATCCTGTCCACAACTACGAAGGTCTTACCGTTGCCGGATGGTCCGAAGGTCATGCAAAACGCCGGGCCTTTTGGCAGCCAGTTTTTTATGATCCAGTTCTTCGGCTTTGGCTCTGAAAGTAGATCTATTCCGTTGTAAAGCCTGTAGGACGGAAGCGGTTTCAGTATTTGTGACAATGCTAAAGTTCCGTACTTGGTAGCATAGTCATTAGCATCCATACCCTTCTCCGGGATCAGGATGTACGGAAGTCCTGTCTCCTTTGCCTTGTCTTCACCTGTGCCGGATGCGTCATTGTCAGCTACGATAGTGACGCCAGGGAAAAGCGCTGCTATGTTCTTAAGGTTCCCGGCAGAGAAGGCAATAATTGTCTTCATGCCGGTGGCCTCATAGACGCTTGCAGCTGTGGCGTAGCCTTCGCAGAGATATGTGGCTTTACCTTCGCCTATATACCAGTAGGATCCTTTGCAAGCTCCGCCAGTAATGAAGTATTTGTCAAACTTCTGCGGATCCTCTTTGTTAAGGCTTATGCTCTGCAGGTTCACAAGATCGCCGTCCTTGTTGAACATAGGCACCAGCAGGGCACCTCTGTAAAGCCGCGCCCCGTAGGTCTGCTTTAAGCCCTTGCGGGTAAGGTATTCATGCTCTTTACACTCGGAGGCCTTGTTCCAGCGTTCCTTGCTTTCCTGGGCGGCCCTCTTGGCAAGCTCTGCCCTCTCAGCTTCGGCTTTCTCCCTGGCTTCCCGGATCATGCGCTCGCGCTCGGCAAGTTGCTCAGCTGTGAGCTCTTTGGCTCCGTGCGTGCCGACCTTGACGGATATGTCCCGGCTGTAGTCCCCAAAGGCCCCGGCTGGATACTCTCCATCAAAGAAGACGTACCAGCCAGATTCATTGGACTGCGCTTTCTGCGGATTTGCATGGAAGCGGTGGATCTGTCCGTCCATGATCAGCGGAGCAGGATAGCTGACGTCAGCCATGTAGAAGGCTTTTCGGATCTGAGTCTCAGGGTCCTGGCGTTCCAGGTAATCTGTGACGTTTTCAATTCCTATGAACATCAGTCAACCTCTCAAAAGGGTATCTTTCCGTCAAACGCCTCACAGGCGTCCTTCTTGGCTGCGTAGTCTTCCGGGACTACCTGGTCATAAACGGCGCACTTGGCAGTGATGCGGTCAAAGTGATTGCAGAACCAGCAACACTTTGGCATCTGCGGGAATTCATCCCACATGACCACTTCCAGCGGCCTCTTGTACTTCGTTGTCATTACATAGGGGCCTGTCACCTCTACTGTGGGGATGTTGTTAGACTGCATTTATTTCCTCCTCGTTCCAGAAACATACGTCTACTTTTGGATACTTGTTTTCAGTGTGATAAATCAGGTGTGTAGGATGCTTGGCAGCTGTCAGTTCTCTGCACAAGTCATCCACGTTGGCAAAGCTTGCCCAGAGCTCTACGCCGGCATGTTCTGCAAGTTCTCTGAGCCGTCTTATAGCACGCTCCCGGATAAACATGTTGTCATGCCACAGAAGCAGGAACTCATTGACCTTGTCCTTGTAGCCTGGAGAGTAATAACGGACCTTGAGCATTTCGTTTCCGGCTTTGCTCTCGCCCTTACTCCAGTGCCAGGCAAATACTTCCATTTCGTAATGCTTGGATCCGCCGTTAATATCCAGCTTACTCAGCATGAACTGGCGCTCCGTCTCTTCCTTCTTAGGGAACTCATAGAAGCACACAGGACAGGCCTTGTACTGCATAGGGATTATTTCCTGACAGTTCGGACAGATCTTCGTAGGCGCAGGTCCTCTGCCCTTTCTCGCCTTCCTGGGCGGCACTACTTCAGTAATAGGTCCGTGTGTCTCTACGTTTCCGGCAAAGTCCAGAACGAGACAGTTCGGCTTCCCCGGATCCGTGCGAATGCCACGCCCCGCCATCTGTACGTACAGTCCAGGTGACAAGGTCGGACGCATCATGCAGATCAGGTCTATACCGGGGTGGTCAAAGCCGGTGGTCAATACGTTGGCATTGGTCACGGCTCTGATCTTTCCGTCTTTGAAGTCCTGCAGGATCTGCTCGCGCTCTGCCTTCGGTGTGTCTCCGGTAACGCACGCAGCGGAGATCCCGCGCTCTATCAGAAGCTCGCAGATGTGTTCTGCGTGAGATACACCACTGCAGAAGAACAGCCACGCTTTCCTGTCGGACCCGCGGCGTATAACTTCATTGACAACGGCCTCGTTTTTACCTGGTACGTCCACAGCTTCCAGGAGTTGATTCTTTGCATAATCACCTCCAACAATTTTGACGCCATCAACCTCCAGCTTCTCACCGGTGGCCTTACTGGTAAGGCGGCACAGGTGCCCCAGGTCCTGGAGCTCCGTAATGGTCACAGGTTCAATAAGCGGGCCGTTGAACAAAGCCGGCTTGTCTGTGATCATGCCGTGTCCCAGGCGGTAAGGCGTGGCTGTCAGGCCTATGCACTTAAGGGCTGAATTGATAGCCGTAAGATCGTCTATGAAGGTACGGTACATGCCCGTGCCCTCATGGTTGATCAGGTGCGCTTCATCAATCAGAATCAGATCTACGTGGCCAACTTCTTCTGCGTGGCGGTAGATGCTCTGTATTGACGCAAACGTGATTGCGTTGTCCAGCTGCTTAAGGCCTATGCCAGCACTGTAGATCCCGGCGTCAGCTTCTGGCCATTGGATCAGGAGCTTTGCATAGTCCTGCTCTATCAGTTCCTTCTGGTGCGTACACATCAGGATCCGTGTGCCGGGGAAGTCCTGCAGAGCCTTCTGACAGAAGGCCGCAATTATGACGCTCTTGCCGGCACCGGTAGGCAGAACTATACAGGGGTTGCCCTTGTTGGTGTTCCACCATGAGTAAAGCTGGTCTATGGTCTTTTCCTGATAGGGCCTTAGTTTCATCTGCAAAGCTCCCACTCAAGGTCATAGGCCACGGGCTCCGGGCGTGCAGGATCTCCCCACGCGCAGTTTTCTGCCATGTGCTCAAAGCTGAAACGCTCACAGGCTTCTTCAATAGACAGACACTCGGCGGTTTCTCCGATTACGCTGTGCCATATATCTTCCCTTCCCAGGGCGTGCTCCTTCATTTCGCCTTTAGAAACGAAGGGCCTGTACTTCTTGCCTTCAAGGTACGGGATGACGTCAGAACAATAGCCGTGGACACGGATCTCGTTTCCGCTGCTCATCAGCAGATCTACGGTTTCATCCTTTGCCGGCTTCACTGAGAGCACGGCACTTCTTCTGATCCAAACTGCGTTGCGCCTCATGTCGGCGCTAACCAAACAAACAAACTCTTCATGCTTCATGTGTAAGTGCCTCCAAATCAAAGTGCAGCTTAAATTGCTTGCATCCTCTTTCTTGCGCCTTTGTGTCACGCAGCACGTTGTGCTCCCGGCACATGATTGTGCCGTCAGAATTGAAGTGCGCGTGTTCACATGTTCTGCAGTTGTGTTCGGCTTCTTCGTGGTTGTGACAAATGCCCCAGAAGGGACAGATCTTGCACTCATACCAGGTCGGAAGTTTGCTCAATGGTGCCGGCATGATAGCCTCAGTGCTGAGCATGATTGCCCTGACACTGAGCTTGGCTGCAAAGTCCTTGTCCAGATGGATCCTTTCCGTGTAGACCTCATCATCATTTTTGTTGACGCACCAGTAGAAAGCACGGTCAATCTTGAGGCCCAGCATGTAAAGCTGCATCTGCACATAGTGCATAGGCTTTGCGAGCTGTACGCCCCGTTTCTTCAAGTCCTGGAAGGCCTTGTCATTGCTGGTCTTCATTTCCAGCACGTGTCTTTTATTAGGGCTTTCTTTAAGGCCGCCTTCAATAATGCCGTCAGCATGTCCCTTCACCCACGGAGAGAGCTCGACAACAGCCTGTTTTCTTCCGGTATGCGTTACCTTGACGCCGACCATCCTGAGAAGCTTGACTATCTCCGCCTCTTCGCGCTGGCCGCGTTTGAGCAGGCGCACAATGCGCCCGCTCTTAACTTCAGCCTTTGCCCAGCGGAAAGTCAGCCAGATCTGCCTGTCACACTTTTCCCCGGCATAGGAAATGCCCAGGTAATCGCGCGGAGATCTTTTGCTCTCACGGATAGCCAGCTTTGCGTCAATGGATCCTACCGTTTCCATAGGTCTTTCCAAAATCATTAGCGTGCTCCCCAGGGCGGATTAGATCCTGTTACCGGAGCGGCAGGGGCCTGTCCGATTGTCGGCTGTGCAGGCGTTGCAGGTGCAGCGCTTGTGCTGGATCTGTAGCCTTTGATTTCGTTCTTCGGTTCGTAGCCGGGATCCTGTCTTGTACCCAGGCGGATGTCCAGCGTCTTCATCAGAAGGTCTGAGCTGTTGCGGATGTTGATAAGGCCACAGGCCTTGCCCATCTTGGCAATTTCGTTCATTGCGATCTGCTCGGCTTTTTCGGATCCGGGACAGACTACGTTGTAGCTTCCCCAAATCTTTCTGCCGGAGTAAGCAGCTGTGAAGACGTCACCGTCATACTTGCCGACAATAGCGAAGGTGTAGACAAGCAGGGTTCCGCCCTTGGATGTGGCCTGTTCCTTCTCTTCCTGGATCTGAGCCTGATACCATCCGTCCGGCAGCAGGCTGTAGCTTTCTTCAACTTTACTTGTGTCGATACCGTTGCTTCCAAATACCATGTTATTTTTCCTCCGTGATTTCAGTTTTGCCGGGCTTCTCTGTGACGCAGTCTTTGAAGATTGCCTGCTCTTCCGGCTTCAGAGCTTTCCACTTGCCTTCTGCAAGTTCGTATTTCGTTTTGAACAGATCCGCGAAGCGCTGTGCGTCTGGATCTTCCGACAACAGGGTCTGTGCCCTCTCCGTATTAACCGTGCGATTAATCTTTGGCTTGACCTTAAGGACCAGTCCGTCAACGTCATAGTTGCTGGTGCTGTCCTTCTGCAGATCTACGCCAAGCTTCTCGGCAATAGCCGCGACAATAGCGCCGTCCTCAAGCTTCAGAGTGTCCATGATGTTCTTGATTTCACGCCTACGTGCCCAAAGGGTCTTTATGTCTGCTACGCCGTTTTTTACAGGAATTAAGTTCTTCGCCATAATTTGCCTCTCACATATAAGTGTTTTTGGCCACAGAATCGTCCCAGGTGAAGAGCTTGTTATCGTTCTCTTGCAGCTTGAGCGGGTTCGGATCCTGAATACCAACACCGGGATGATTGCCGGTCACGTTCTCGCAAACCGGGTGGATTTCCGGCTTGTGCCACTTAAACAGTCCCTTCATGCGCGGCCTCCGATCTTCTGGATAATCTTTCCCAGGTCAGGCTTCTCAAAGTCCTGAAGCTTGCCGGAACGGTCCTTTGCTACGTAGACACCATCCGGGAATGTCTGAAGCCAGCGCTCAAGGGTTCCTTCCTGGTTCTTCTCTACGCGCAGCGCAAATACTTCATCAAAGAAGTAAGGCAATGCCTGGCTAACCTTTGTGCCGGGTGAAGATGGGCCGTAATAGATCCTCGCGGTATCGTCCTGGATCTTGTCCATTTTCGCGGAGAAATACACGTTGAGCGGAAGGTCCCGGAACGCTCTGATCATTGCGTTCATGGTGTCCAGGAGAGCTCCATACGCCTGCCGGGGATCCTTGGCCTTGTCCTTTTCAGCTGCAAGAACCACCTCGGCAATTTCGGAGATAGAATCAAGCACTACTGTACCATACTCGGAACTATGTTCTTTCACATAGTTGTAGGCTTCTTCTAGCTCTGCGAAGTTGTGAATTTCAATGTACGGTATGTCAGCACCTGCGATAGAGAGCAGTCCTGCCTCCGCTGACAAAACGATAGGTGCCGGAAGCGTCTTTATGAGGCTTGTCTTTCCAGCTCCAGCCTGCCCGTAGACCAGCATCTTAATGCCGTTGTTTGCTACGGTTTTTGTGTTTTTGATATTTATAGCCATACTCTAGGCCTCCATTCAAAA